ATGGAAACAATTTGATTCTGTCATGGTTGGAAGCAACGAGGCTCAAAGACGTATCGATAATTGTTTTAACCTTATGAACAAACAAATAAAAATAATAAATGATCTGGCCGAACAACTATGTTTAACTCCGATTGCCAGAGCAAAGATGGGAATGATAGCTTTGAATGGCAAAGAAAAAAAACAAAATCCAATATCTGAGATATTTGATACATGATGCCAAAAGATTATGTCAGTGAATACATTGACAAAATCAGATCAGGAGAAATTATTGTTTGTAAGAAGGTCAGGCAATTATATCTAAACATTATTGAGCCGGTTATACTCGATGAACACGAAAAATACTACTACGATTATGAAGTAGGGCATAAATTCATAGAATTTGCAGAAAGATTCACAATTCAAACAAAAGGCGAATGGTACGGGAAAAAAACTGAACTTATGCTCTTTCAAAAAGCAAAATATCAAGCAATATTTGGCATATTTGAAAGAGAAACGAATAGATTGCGCTTCGATGAAATCTTTGATGTAAGAGGACGTAAAAATGGGAAGTCATCCGAAAACGCAATACTGGGAATATTTCTTGCGCTTCGAGATAAAGGTGCAGAAATATATGTTGCTGCCACAACTTATTCCCAGGCTAAGAGAGTTTGGGATCAAGCTGTAGCAATAATAGACAGACAACCATTATTAAGAGATTTACTCGGACACAGAGTTTTTCCGGAAGCAAATATCTACCGAAAAGATGATGGAGAATCATACTTCAAAGTATTATCAAATAAGATTGACAATCAAGATGGTCTAAATGCATCATGCGGAATCGTTGATGAAGCCCATGAGCTTGCTCGAGAACGTTATGATATCTTAAAACAAGCCATGACATCAAGAGAAGACTCATTTCTATCAATCATTACAACTGCTGGATATGTTAGAGAGAAATTATATGATGATTTATATGAATACAATGAGAAAGTACTCGATGGATTGATCGAAGATGAAAAAGTCTTTCCATTAATCTATGAACTGGATGACCCAAAAGAAATTAATGACCCTAAGATGTGGATTAAAGCGAATCCTGGACTCGGAATTATAAAGAAAGAAGACAAGCTCGAGTACCTTGTTACAAGAATGAAATCTGATTTAAATCTAGCGAACTCAGTAAAAACAAAAGATTTCAATCTTAGAGGAATTCACAATACAGCATGGCTTTCATTTGAAGATATTGATGTTGTTGAATATGTTGATGTTGAGGGAATGGAAAAACCGGTTAGAAAAAATATAATCTACTCTGAAGAAGAATTGTCTAAATTCGATAACTCATACGTTATAGGTGGATTTGATTTGTCTAGGACAAAAGATATTACTGCTTTTACAACATTATTATTCGATCAAGAAAGATACAGAATTATCGCAATAACAATGTATTGGATTACCCATAACTTCTTCCAGGAACAGATCGAAAAGAAATCCAGAATTCCCTGGAAACAATGGGTTGAGCGTGGATTGATTAGGTTAAGCGGTACATCCCTTATTGATTATCACGATATAGCAGATTATGTTTATAATGAGGGTTTCAAAAAACACAATTGGATGTATTTAAAGATTAATTATGATTCATATTCAGCGCAATATCTTATTCAAGAGTTAGTAAGTCTAGGATATAGCGATGGCGGATGTCTTGAACGCACTCAGCAGGGTTATAAGACACTTTCTGTTCCAATGCAATTAATGGAATCACATCTTAAAGAAAATATATTGTGTTATCAGAATAACCCTGTAACAAAATGGATGTTCTCTAATGTTGAGTTAATCCAGGATAGAAATGGCAACTTCATGCCGAAAAAATCAGAAGATAAAGAAATGCGTAAAATTGATGGTCCAGCTACGATTTTAAACTGCTATGTCAGTTTATCGAAAGACTTGGATACTTATATGGGAACGAGGTGAAAGAATGGGATTGTTTAACTCAATTTGGAGTTCAATCATTAAGAAAAAACCAAAGAATGAAATCAACAACATAAATGCAGTAGACATTGTTGCGCCAAGTTTCTCAGGAAGTTACGATCCGGAAATGAATGCTACTTATACATCGATTTGTGAGACTCACGCAAGATTTATTAGCAAGGCACAAATAGATGTCAGACATAAAAGCAAGGAGGCACCATCAAAGAAAGACCTAAGATACTTGCTTCAATTAAGAGCAAATCCCCATACAACAGCTAGTTCCTTCCTTGCAGCGATGGCATATGATTATTTTATGTTTAATAATGCATTTGCATACATTGAACGTGATTATACTGATTTCAAATTAACTAATGGTATAAAAGCTTTGTGGGTCATTAAACCAGATGACAACATGATGACTCTTTCAACGAATAATAATACTAAAAAGCAATACATTAGGTTTTATCTTGATGGCGATGAGAAGATCATTGAAACAAAAGATCTCATTCACTTAAAAAGGCAGATGGATCCACGCAATTTCTTTGGAAGGGGAAACAAATCAGTAGATACGGTTTTGAAAGTACTTCAAACAAATTATGAGGGTGTCGATCAAGCAATCAAAACAAGTGCATATATTAGGTTTTTAATCCAGTCGACAACAATGTTGTCACCGGCCAAAAAACTTGAGAAAGCTCAAGAGTTTGCAAGTCAATTTTTAGGTGATACATCAAACGGAATAGCATACGTGGATGGAGCGGAAAAAATTACACCAATTGATTCTAAAGCAAAATATGCTAATCATGAGGAAGTTAAAGCATTCAGGGATGAAATATTCTCTTATCTGAATTCAAATGAGAAGATATTAAAGGCAACATATAGCGAAGATGAATATCAATCATTGTATGAAACTGCTTTAGAACCATTCTTCATTCAATTAGAGCAAGAAATGACATATAAGTTATTGTCACCAGGAGAAATCGCAGCGGGTAATCGAATAGTTATTGAAAATAATCGACTACAAACAGCTTCATTATCAACTAGAGTAAAGATTGCAGCATTGTTATTGAAACAACCAATCATCAAACCAAATGACATCAACGAGTTGTTGTACATGAAGAAGACCGAGCATGGTGATACAGAGTATCAAACTCTTAACTACACTGAATTAAATAAAGAAGAATTACCACCGGCAGATGAGCCGCCAGGTGATAATCCAAATAATATCGAGGAGGATAATCCAAATGGGTAAAGATATTTTAGAAAGAATGATTAGAAATAACGATTATCATCATCTTGTAGAGGTAAGAGCAAAAGACATTACCGATGAAAACAAGATGATCATCGAAGGAAGAGCTGTAGTCTTTGATGATGCTACTGTACTATTTGAGTACGATGGTATTGAATACAAAGAAATCATTGCAAAAGGCGCTTTTGATGATACCGACATTTCAAAATGTTTCTTGAAATTTAATCATTCAGATACAGTAATGCCGATGGCAAGAGTCAAAAATAAAACTCTTATCATTGATGTCAGAGATGATGGAGTATACATCACAGCTGAAATTGCGAATACGCAAGCTGGAAAAGACTTATTTGAACTAGTCAAAAGAGGGGATATTGATAAAATGAGCTTCGCATTCATTACCGGAGAGGAAGAATACGATGCTAATACACACACCTGGACTATTAAATCAGTGAAAACACTGTATGACGTCGCAGCTGTAAATGTACCCGCTTATGATAATACAACGCTATACGCTCGAAGATTTGGCGATGTGGAGGCACGCCAACGTGATGTGGAGGCTAAGCGACTAGAGCAAAAGCGTAAAGAAAATAGCTTTTGGCTAAATATTAAATAAAAATTAGGAGGAAAATAACATGAACCCAGAAGAAAGAAGAATTAATGAAATCAACTCAAGATTGGCTGAGTTGAAAACAGAATTAGATGGCTGTAACGAAGAAAAGCGAATGGCTGAAATCGGAACAGAATCAGAAAAACTTGTCAACGAAAGAGCAAGTTTAATTGCAAAAATGCGCCAAAGTATCCTTGAAGGATTCAATGGTGGCGATATCACTGATCCTGCAGAGCTTAGAGCGCAAGCTGAAGCTGAAGAAAGATCAAAGAAAATGGTCACAGACCTAGTCAACAAGAGAGCAATCTCAATTGACGCATTGGATATCATTCATAATTTGAAACAATCAAATGTTATGAATGAAACATTCAACCAAGTATCACATATGGTTGATCAAATTCCGTTAGTTGATGCAATAGGAGTTGAAACTTATCAAAGACCATATTTGAAAGGGTATGGAACAGGTGGTTATACTGCAGAAGGCGCAGCACCAACATCAGTAGAACCTTCATGGGGCTATGCAGAAATGAAAAAAGCAAAAATCACTGCATACACTGAAGTTCCTGAAGAGTTCGAAAAAATGGCGCCAAAAATGTATCTTGATATGATCAAGAGAAATTTATCAATTTCTATCAAGAGAAAATTGGCACATGAAATAATCTTTGGAACCGGTGCTACAAATTCATTAAGTGGTATCTTAACATCAGCAGCATCAGCAATCGCAG